TTTTCATCAAAGTTAAGCAAACGCATAACTTCTTCAAATTCATCACGAATCTTTAGTTTAATATTGTCTGATATTGCTAATTTATCTAACGACAAAGATACCGAGGTATCTCTTTCATCTGAAACAATGACTTCGTTGATGATATCTTCAACTGCCATATCACACTCTGGGTGTTGGGCAATTTCTCGATATCGTTTAATTAAATCAAAATCATCTTTGGCATTAACTTCCATATCCAAGTATTGGCCGAAATAACCGCCAGCAGATATAGTAGTTGTGCCATCATCAGGAGAGGCGACAGTAAACGCTTGTTTCGATTCTGCCGGCTTTCCTAATGTGTCTTTGTTTCTCGTTATCTGGAAACCAAGTAAGTTCGCCATATTATATTTTCCTTATAACTTAGTTAAAATTATGTAGTTGTATCTGTTTCAAAGTATTGGTATACAAACGAAACGCCAAAGTCCTCAACCGCATCATTAGTACTAGCACTTAATGCTATGTCATCTAAAGTAGTTGGGAACGCACCTCTTAAAATATAAGTTTTTAGAGTTGCACCGTTTCTGTCTAAATGTTGTATTTGAACATCAGTTTGATAATTACCAGGATTTGTTAACCCCTCATTATCAGTCATGTTATTCATAGCATTCATCCATCTTTCAAATGCACGATATATTTTGAAGTTTGTGTCATTCAATACAGTAACAGACCATGGACTAAATGTTCTATCGCCTACTAGGTTCAATACACGACCTCTAAATGGCACAGCAACAGTTCCTAAACTTTGTCCAGGAATTGAAGTTGCAGTACACAAATAAGATAAGTCAGATGTTTCTCCACCAACTTCTGCATAACCAGGAAAGGACATAGTTACCTTAAACTGATTCGCTCTTGCACCGCCGCCTTGTAGTCGAGATTTAAATTCATTAATGTTTGGCATTATATTTTCTCCTCTCTATTAAGCGCCAGCAACTTCAGAAAAGGCTACGCCTGAACGAGTTGCGACAAAGTTAAGTTGAATAAAGTTAATAGACCGATTAGGTTTGACAAAAATGTCTGCCCTAAATTCGTTTCTGTCTATAACATCCGCTGTATTATTTGAACCATCACAAACAACTGCAAAGTCAGTAATACCTCTACGACCTTGTACATCTCTCAAAAACGGTTCTACTAGATTTCTAAAGTTCGCCCTAGTGTATTCATCATTGAATTCAAATAGTTGGAATTTAGCAGCCGTAGAAACTGTTTTCTCAAGAACAATGAACAATCTGCGAACATTGATTCTATCAAACGCACTTGGTTTAGATTGAGCAGTCTTATCGCCGAACAACACAGTTCCCTGTCCAGGGAAAGTTACAACAGGATTCACTCTAGATTTGTAAAGTTCATCTCGTTGTAGTTGTGATGGATTATAGGCAAGTTTTACTGCGCCTCTAACCTGTCCACGATTGAAACCACCTGGTGAAAACCATGGGTCTGCAATACTATCTGTTCTTGCACAAAGACCGGCAGTATCTCCGTTAAGAGGTACCCAACGGTATACATCATTGTATTTGTCAAACATATACTTGTAACCACTATCAATTACTGCATAACTTGTTGACGGAAGACCGTCAGCAAATCCTACAACATTTTGAGTTTGTGTAACTGAGTTTGCAACACTAACAACATCTGCGTTAGCAGGTGAAATGAATGCCACACAATCTTTTCTTGCAGTTGCAATATCCATAACAGCAGTCGCCTTCGTGTCGCCAGTAGCGTCAGAAGATGTTGTTGATGGTCCACAAAGTAGTAATGCTAAATCAACAGATTCAGCGTCTGCAAAGAAATCATATCCAGTCGCAAATTCAGCGTTAGTGATTGAATAATCATCTGTACCGCCTGTTAGTGAATTTTTGAATACTGAATGTGAAGCAGCGCCTTGTTGGTCAAAAGTTTGACCTTTCTTAGCACTACCTGCATTTGCAAGTGTAGTTTCATGGTCCATAACATACACATGATTTGATTGATTATATATTACATCAGCATAGTAATTACTTGCACCTGTAGAGCTCTTAGCGTCATATGCCTGTGAAACTCCTTCAAATGTTTCTAGAATTTCTCCTGCAGCTCCTGAAATTCCGCCATCTTCATCTACTACCGCAATATGCATCTCGTCTAATGAACCACTAGCAGCAAGTACATCATCTGTAGTTGTTGGTGCATTAGCAAAGTTAAAGTAATATTCCCAATGTCTTGCAAACTTAGCATTATCAACAACAGCGTGTTTTAATCCACCTGTTTCTGTTTTACCAGTTGAAACATTGAATCTTGCGATTGTTAATACATTACTAGCAATTGAAGTTATTTTATAATAATGTCCTGAAGGTGCACCGGAAGTTGAAGGGCAAGCACTTGCATCTCCAAATTCTAAAATGTCACCAGCTTGGCATAAAGTGCCGTCATCAACCGTTACAGTTGTGTCACCGATAGCCGCAGAAGCATCATCAACTAGATTGCCACTCATTCCGTGTGGACCAAAAGCAGTAGAGTTTGAACAGACAGAAACTTGTAAATTGTTTCCTAATGTACCGGGTTCTCTAGCAGCCCAAGGACCAACATTAGCACTAAAGGTGCCAGCACCCGTGGAAGGGGCATGACCATAATTATCAACATAATCAGTAGTATTTTTAATAAGTATGGGCGTTCCTGATACACCAGCATTTACCATGCCAGTTACAGGTCGCACAACTTTCAGGTTGTTTCCATATCCTAAAAAGTTAGCAGCAGTAAACCATTGTTCAAAGTTAGAAGCATTTGGTTTCCCAAATGTATCTACCAATTGTTTTTCAGATGAAATAGAAGTTATTTCACCGATTGGTCCCTTTTCTGCCACCAAACAAATTCCGCCGCTGCTCGTAGAAACCGCAGGAACGACATTTGTTAAATCCTTTTCAGTTACGGAGACTCCTGGTGATACTTGAAAAGCCATATTTAGTTCTCCTTAAATAAAAATTATTGTTTCAACCCTTTTACAATATTTATAACTTTTGAAATCACTAGTTTTCGCCTCTGCGATATGTTACTGGCGACCAAAGTACGCCAGCGTCATCAAAATATGAATTATTGCGCCCTTCTGGGTCATCAAGTCCGTTATCTATAAATCCAAATGGTGCCATATCCGCCTCTATCGCATTTTTTTGTTCAGCAAATAACTGTCCACGCACATCCACATCAGTTAATTCTTTAAAATATCTTTGATTTGATAACCACGCAAATATAACTAAACACATAACTAAATCATCTGAGGCGCCTGCTTCTGCCTGAAATGATTTTCCTTTCGCAATAAAAGTAGATAATTCAGCGATAATTTCAAAATCATTAACAATTAATTGGTCACCCTCGATTAAACTTTTCAGGTTAGAAGTTCCGATTTTTTTCGTTCCTTTCGTCATTCTCAACCCCAATTGGTTGCCTCGGCCACTAAAACCTCCACCCAATACTTGACCAGAACGACCTCTCTGAGTAACCATCATCATATTGTCATACTCTAACTCAAATTGCATACTATCTGCGACTTGTTGTCCTAAATCGTTTATTTCTATCAAAACAAAAGCTGAATTGTAATGTTTTGCGACTCTTTCAATAATACTCGGAAAAACGATTGGTTTAATATCATTATCTCTGAATTTCGCAACTATTTTATATGGTGCCTTTGTTACATCTATAACAACAAATGCTGAATAGTCATTAGAAAGACCTCTTGAAACATCAACTGTTAATGTATAAATATGATTTTTTTGTGGCAATTCATATACATCTAAACCACCACTTCGTTTAGGAGTAATAACAGGCATTGTTTTAAGTTTACTTGCAGTAATAAGTGTATCCATACTACCAAGAAACTCACATTCAAACTCAGTCTGAAATTGTGCTTCCGATGTATTTCGTATTGTTTGTTCTTTCCACTTTTCATCACGACCAGGAACTTCTGACCAATGAACTTCGATTGGCACATAATCGTTTCGTTTGTTCTCTGCATCAACCCACATCTTATAGAACATATTCATTCCGTGTGGTGTAGAAACTATCATCACTTTAGATGATTTACCAGATGAGATTGTAGGATAAACAGAACTGAAAAATTCTTCTGCAATGTTGTTGGGAACATAGGCGAACTCGTCAAGGAATATGATATTAAAGGTACTACCACGAACAGCACTAGAAGATGTACTCGCCGCTACGATTTTACTTCCGTTTTCTAATTCAATAGAACCTTTATTCCAATTAAGTACGCCTTGTTGTAACCATTTAGGCATATGCTCGTAAGCTAACTGCAATCGTCCTAGCAAATCTCTTGCAGTAGAGGATTTGTTTGCCAGGATTGCAACATTCACATTATCGTTAAATAATACATAATGTAAGAGGTAGGAAACAATGATAGTTGACTTTCCACTCTGTCTTGGCAGTTTGCAAATCGTAAAACGATTGGCGTGGAAAGTATCAACCATTGTTTCTTGAAAGTTATACATCTCAAAAGGTACAAGACCTTTATCAATTGTAACAATCTTCAAATAAGTTGAAATGAAATATTTTGGGTCATCTAAACATTTGATAACTTCTTCAA